AAAAGGCTCGTTTTAAACCTGAAGCGAAGCTTGATATTGATTTACAACGACAGATTACTAACTTTATGGTACAAGAAGCTATGCATACTCGCGAACATATGTACTTCAATCGATTTAATCAAATTAATGAAATACATATGGCAGAATTAGAGCAGAAAACTGAAGAAGCCATTCAATTTCTTAGTCAATGGGTTTCGAATATATCCAGTAAATGTGGTATTTCTACACAAGAAAGTGACTTATTAATAACAGTTGCTTTAGAGCATTGCACAGCAACGATTGCAGCAAAATTTTTAAAATTCAAAAAATTTAATGAATTGATTCAAGATCCTGAAATTTCAAGGTTTTGGGTCTGGCATGCGATAGAGGAAATCGAACATAAAAGCGTAGCTTTTGAATTATTAGAGAAAATTTCTAAAGATTCATATAAATTCAATTTCATCAGATGTATAACATATCTATTTAGCTTAACAGGGCTTTCTTTATGCTATGGATATTGCTTAATGAATCTGCTAGTCAAAGATAATAAAATAAATTATCTCAATGCATTAAATGATATTTATCAATATAGCCTTAGTCCAAGTAAAGGTATTCTATTCGCTTCGTTTAGTGATTTTTTTGCATTTTTAAAACCTAATTTTCATCCGAATGAAATTGATCATGAAGAGTTACTAGCCATTTGGAAGGAGAAAATAAAGTTAGATGTATCGGATTTAACATAATCTCTATTATGCGAACTTTCAGTTTAAAATATTATCCATAAATTTATGCACTAAAAAATAATAAATGGGATAGAGAAGCACAAAAGCTGATAAGAAAAAAAGATCTAAAGGTGTCATATTTTGCCAATCCTTCAAAAATTACAAGTGTTGATTTTATTCATTTTTTTGATACCAGGTCAGGCTCACCGGTTTAACTCGAGATGTAATAAAATGCCAATCAAGGAATATATTGATCGTCATCCTGTTGCCAACGATACTTACGAATAAAATCAAATAAAAGCCAAGTAAAAGCCAAAATAGCAGTAACTACTACAAAAATATTAAAACAAATATCTACCCACGTTGTAGGTGGTAATTCCGAGACAGTTATTGCCAAATCTGAAAAGTCTAGAACCATATATCCCCCGTCAAAGTGTCTAGACTACGCCTTGAGACACTCAAAAATTGTACAAGATTTAATTGTTTACTCGATGTGTCTCAATTCCCCTGAAGACACTTTTCTATACAGCTACGTTACACCAAATAGACGGTTTTTGTAATCAGTGAGAAAGATGCTTGAATCTTTTTCGACTTTCTTCAAGGAGCTTATTACGTTGTTCAATCGGGTAATACTTACCCTTGAATAGATATAAATAACCCGTTTCAGTCCTGATTCTTTTTGGTCTCTCAAAGCGATAAGACAATGTATTTAATACATTTGAGAATAAACCAGATACGACAAAACCAAGGATGACCCCAACCACAAAAATATTAAAAACGAATGTATTTAAAACAGTAACGTCTTGCAATGACATCATAATTTTTCCCCTTAGAAGGCAAATGAACTTTGCGAATTAGCACCATTTACCGAACCACGTTGTAAGTTCGGCTGTACATAATTATTAGCTTGATAAGACTGGTAATTATTAGGCTGCTGCTGAGGAACATAACTAGGAACGTTATTAACAGGTGCAGCACGATTATTTTGAGTTTGAAAGTAATTAAATGGTCTATCACCATCTTCAATAAGTTTACGGCAATCTGATTGGCTCACATCATGCAAAACCGTACCTTGTTGGGTATAAGCAACATATTTACCATGTTTCTTCATACAACCCGAAAAAACAGGCTTTGCTGTAACTTCATACTTAATTTCAGAGACATCAACATCATATGGATGATTAGGATTGTACTTAACAGCTATGGTGTCCATTCGAACATCATTTCTAGCCTGTAATTCAGTATTTCGCTTTTCAGGATTCATTAAATCAGCGTATTGCTCTGGAGTAAGACCAGCAAAAGCTGCCTGTTCTTTTACTTGATCAGCAATAGTTTTATTAGGGTTAGCAACTTCGGTATGAGGTGTAAAAGTTGATGCAGTTTTATTGTCTGGAGTATCTTTTTTAGCAGCATGATAGTACTTACTAACTACAGGATAACCGAACCAGAAACAAAGGCCAAAAATAGCCCCGACCATAGCAACACCCTTAATAAGTTTGGTCGGAATCTTAAATTTATGTGTATCTAAGACAGTGGATTCATACCAGTTAAAAACTTCCTTATTAGGTCTATAAATTGTTGTTGTACAACCATTCTTAAAATTAGCTTTTTGGAAGTCATCCGGATCTGATTCAACAAACCCCCAAGAACGCTTTGCAGCGAATGGAACATTACCATTTCTAACAAGATGAATATGCTCTGATGTTAAACGTCTAACATGTGTATGAATAAACATTGGATGCTGAGTAACGATAAAAATATCTTTACCTTCATGACGATGTTTTTCAAGCAAAGTAAGCCATCTAGGCAAGTCTTCTGTTTTGCAGTTAGTAGGTACATCTCGAGTAAATTCTTGTACCTCATCAACAAAAATTACTGATGTTTCTGGAGTATCTACCCAGTCCTTAAAATGATCTAAAGTCTGATAAGGAAATGGTATTTCAGGTTTTAAACCCCGAACATTACATAAATAAATCGGACGTCCTTCACTAGCAATTTTATTAGCTAGTTCCATCATCATGGCAGTCTTATAAGAACCAGGCTGCGCTGTAATTAATTTAATAGCCATAGAATCAACCCGTATTAATACCAAAAGCGCGGACAGCTACTGACATTAGTTTCAAACTAAAACAAGCAGCCGAAGCAGATAAAATAATGTTTACACACTGGATAAAATCAAAGTATTGAATTAGCTCAGCAGCAGTTCCACCTACGGTAGAAAGCTCCATTGCTTTCTGAACAATTTTTTGTTGAAAGTCATCAATGTAAGGTTTAATCGTACTTGATAAAAAAAGGTAAATAATCCCCGCAGTGGCAGTCCCCAAAACTAATTTTGCAAATATTTTAAAAACCGCATATCTAAATAAAACCTTCAATAATGCGGCAACAATAGCACCAATAAATAACGGCATTAGATAGCCCTCACAGTCGAATCTAACATTCTAAAAGCAAGCATTAATGTACTGAGATGCAAGAGAATTTTTACTAATGCTAATAACTCACACCACCTAGAAACTGGAATAGTGAAACTACCAAAAATTGGTATAGTGACTGATATGTCATGAACACATGCAGATGATGAAAAAGTTAATTTATTAGCTAAAGACTGGAGCGAATTCGTAGCATCTGACTGAGCATTTAAGTAACGAGAATCATCAGAAGCATCACCAATCTTTTCATATTGTGACGTATCAAAATCTGACGAATCAGTCTTCATCATGTCTTTAAAGTCGCTAGTTTGCTTTTCAATAGCAGCAACAACAGGTTTAACGTCAGTAGTGCCCCCACCACCAACAGGTTTATTATTAATAGCATTTACAACATCATTAAGCTTATTTGCGGTCGATGATGTATTAGCATCTACAGCAGCTTTTACATTGTTTGTCGCGGCTGTATTCGCATCTACAGCCGTTTTTACGGTAGTTGCATTAGCATCTATAGCAGCCTTAACTTTGTCAGCACTAGCATTAACTGCCTTAGTAGAATCTTGAACAGAAGCATTAAGCGTATCTAACTTTGTATTAGTCGTATCAAGCTTCTTATTCGTCAAATCAATCTTGTTAGAAACATTGCTAATTGCATTAACTATTTCATTTTTAACCCATGTAAGTTTGTTATTGACCGCATTAATGGCTTCAATAATTGCGCGTAAAAGTGCGTCCGTATTACCTCCTCCGGGTGGCGGAGGTGGTGGTGGTGGATTAGTTGGAGGAACTCCAGACGCAGGTGGCGGGTCTGTAGGGGGTGGATCAGATGTAGCTGGTGGATCTGGAATCGGCGGTGGGTCCTTAGGGTCCGTTGGCGGTGGATTGCTATTTTTTACACAGATTTGCTTACCATTATAAGATCCTGAAACATAGCCTGAACCGCACCCAGTCGGCGGCATATCGCAATAAGTAGCATTATTTTGACAACCCGATTTAATTGGTGGTGGTGGTTGATCTGGTGGACAATAAATAGAACCATCAGACATGCGGTTACAGTTGTCATTAGGCGGTTTATAACAACCCCCATAAGGGTCCTTAGGGTCGCATGTATCTTGAGAAAATAAAGGCGTACAGCTAGGACTTGGTATTTCACTAACAGACGAATGAATAATATTTTGATATTGGCTGCCTGAGATGACTACAGGTCTATTTTTATCCCCAGCCCATTCAGTGATACAAAAAGTACCGTCAGGATTCTTTTTACATGTACGCAAAGGAATTGGAGTATTAGGCTCAAAATAGACTGGAATCGGATAACCAGACGCAGGACATTTATAAGTTGGAGCACCGAACAATACACCGGCATAAGAACGGCCATAAACATCATTACAATAACCAGCCAGTGAATTTAATTCACCTGTGGCATTTGGAACAGGCTTAAAAATATAAGATTTATCAAGAGCTTTACATGCAGCATCACCAGAGCCGAAAGTACCAAAGCTCGGGCGCTGAGATATGACATAAGTTGCGTCAGCAAAAGCTTGAATAGAAAATAAACTTATTATTATGAAAACTAAATATTTAAAAAACTTCATAAAATCCCCCAACTTTCTAAATATTTAATTCTTATAAGATGGGGGTATTTCTACCCCCTGAGCTATTAGCT